ATCTGGAACATCCAAAAATACTTCGTCAGGTAGCGGCGGGCGAGTCGCTCCACGTCCGTAGAAAAACCGCACATCGACATTGGGGTACGCCTTCAAATCCTTAACCCAAGTCTCGCGGCAGGCGGCAATCTGAGCGTTTACAGGAATGGAATTGTGCTTCATCCTGTTCGTCCAGTCCCAGCCCTTACCCGGCATACCGACATACCTGTGGCAAACCTTTAGCGCCACTAACACCTTCATGGCATGTTCCTCTGTTCGAAGGGCTGCACCCCGTTCACGGCTGGACGATTGGGTGTACCCTTGGGGACACGCCAGATTTTGATGTCAGGAGTTTTAGTCCAGTTGTTGTACGGCAAGTCCAATTCCTTCGTCGGCGGGAATTCGTAGAAATAGCGATTGATGTGCGACTCATCATGCCATGTGGCGATAAAGTTGTTGGCGGTGTCGATATCGATCCTCTTGCTGATCGTTTCCGCCATGCTCAAGATTTTCTCAGTTGGTCCGCCCCAGAAACCGCCAATGTACATCTTACGGATGTCCCTCTTACTGAGGTAGGCGGTGGACTTCGGGTTCTCCTCGGGAGTGCAGTAACGCCCCTTGCTCAATTCGAACGAGGCGTGTACGCAAGCCGTGATGCCGTCAGAGAGGACTTCCGCCGCAGCTATCGGGCTCATCATGTTCATGCACACGTCCATGTAGAAAACGTACTTGTACTGGGACAGCCATTCCCGCTGGCTCAATATGGTATGGAATCGCATCAGTGTGGCGTTCGGCCATCCGGGATGCGGGTGCATCACCTGCTTGGCGACGGGAAACTGCTGAGGATTGTCCGTGAACAGAAGGATGTCGGCGGGAAAGAACGCACGCACCGAATCGACCGCCGCTTGGGTAAATTTCCAGTAGGCGGTGCCTGTACAGATGATTACGAGTGCTACGTCGCTCACGGCGTGACTCCCATACTAATCGGTTTGAGATACTGAATGGCTTTCGCAAGCAACTCGGGGGAGATTTTCAGCTTCTTCAGTCCCTCCATGCAGTCGGCACACAACAGCCCATGGACCCGCCCATCGCGGAAATCCACCAAAGTCTTCCTGTTATACAATACCAACGCCAAGTCACAGATCGGGCACTTTTTATCCTGAGCCCGCCAAAGGTCGAGGTACTGACCCGGGTGCATGTGGTATTCGCGTTCGAGGAAGGCGTCATAGGTGTGAACTTTCGTCCAAAACGTCCCACAATAGGTGTTGTGGCAGGTGCGGCAGTAGTAGGAGCGGCCACTGGCGGTGCGTTTGTTGAGGCCAAAAGCCGACAAGACGAGCCACTTTTCACACTTCCGACACCATTTTGTTTTGTCGTTGAAGAGTCTTTTACGCCCCACTCGATGCCCCCTCTGTTTTCGGCTCCATGCAGGACGCACATCGAGATTGCTTGCCGTTTGGCATACTAGCCTTATTTCCAAACATGTCGGGAACAAGCCACTGGCAACACCCGTTACACCAAATTGTTTGACCGTTAATTTTGCTGTAAGTCCCATCCGTGGCAACCCGATTTCGTCCACAATACGTGTCGGTTTGAGTGTGACAGTTGGGGCAAATTTTCTGTAGGTTTTCTCGGCGACAATCACCGCCATCGCCGTTTTTATGGTCAATTTGAAACCGTAAGGGTCTACCATTCCAAATTGTCCCCTGTCCGCAGAGCATACAAGTGTCTGGTGTCTGTTTGTAAAACCGATTCTTAGCCGCCCATACGTGCTTAGAGTCTTGGCAAAAAACCTCCGCATCACTTAATTTACGACGACTTCGCCACTCACCTGTGAAATGATCTGTACTAAGCCCCAATTGTACGACCCATTTCTTCAAATTTGCCCCGTTATTGGCCTTTAACCCCAAAGCAAGGCACGCTCCCGTCCACGACTTTGCCTGTCGAACAGCTAGTGGGAGGTCTTCGAGTTTCCACTTTTTCGGTGTTTTTGGGGTCATATCAGGTAATACCGCAATCCTCCTATTATTGACTCCTAAATAGAGAGTTTGCTAGTTAACAGATTTTATTCGCTACCAAACCCATTGGATGTAGAGGATATTTCCTCCAAGGAACACTCACCATGGGCGTACCAACAATCGGTCCAATTTTTACACTGACTCAGGTTGCCGCATCAGTTCTCCCCTATCCCGGGGCGACCACTGGCACCACAGTCTACACAGGAACCATCACTGGCGGGGCAGCCACGGCATCGCAGCCGAACGGCGCTTACGCAGGCAAGGCTTTCAACATCACTGGCTTCGCCGCCCTCAATAACAACGGCGAATTCGTGTGCGTGCAGTCCTCCGCGACCACCCTTACCCTCAACAACCGCTACAGCACCGCTGTAGTTGCCGCAGGGCAGGCTCAGATATCCGTTGGGTACGGCAATCCTTCGCAGTACGCCTCCAAGGTCGAGAAACTCCAGTCCAGCAACCAAGGCGATAACGTCTACGTGAGCCCGCAGGCTGGCGATACCCTCATTGCCATCGCATTCGGCCTCAAGAGCCTCGATCCATTCGATCAGCTTCATGGCGCATCCCCGAGTTTCGGCTACCTTCAGGGCTTGAACGACTTCATGCCCACGGCTCCGACAATCTCGGACACCTCGAACGGCGGCAATAGCCCCAATGCGGTCACCGCTGAGTTGGGCTCGGCGTCAGAGTATGCCATCCTCGCCTATGCGGGTATCACGAACACGGGCGCATCCGTAGTCTCTGGCGGCAACATCGGTTCTGCCCCGACAACTGGTCCTGAGGCGGGCTTCACGTTCGTTCCTCCAGCAGCAATTGATAATGCCAGCGCGGGTGCAGCACGCACTGCGGGCAATGCAGCATTCACCTATTACAGTGGATTAACCCCCACCCAGACTGGTCTCGCTAACCTCAGCACCAACAATGGTGGTGGTGGAGTAGGCGTCTACCACGCAGGTGTCTTCTCTGGCGGTACTTTGGACATCCCGACTTCGATCACCCTCGATGCTCAGGGCAACCCGAACGCTTTGTTTGTGTTCATCGCAGCTTCGACTGTCACCCTTGAGAGCGGTGCATCTATCATCCTCGCAAACGGCGCACAAGCTGCGAACGTGGTCTGGGTCGTCGGAAGCTCCTTCACCTCTGTTTGGAATGGTATCTCATCGAACATGGTCGGCGTCATCCTCGCCTATACATCCATCACCCTTGGCGGCGGCACCCTCAACGGGCGTGCTCTTGCCGTAGGTGGGGGCGACGGGGCGGTCACTATCGCGTCGGCAACAGCTATCACGACAACCGCTGGCACGGGCACCGCTATCGTCAACAACTGGGTGCTTTTGGCACACATCAACCTCGCGGACGCGGATTACAGCGGATACTCAATTCCTCCCGCTCCTAACTCCTCGTGGCCTGCCGCAGACTGGAGCCTCGACGGTTACTACCCGAGTCTCTACATCTGGGCTTGCTACTCCGCAAACGCAGGCACTTACGCCGTGAACCTCAATTCCGTCTATCAGGACGGTGTGACGGCTCCACTTGATCTGGCGGCTGGTAAGCCAGTATTCGATGGCGGCATCAACTTCCAAGTCATTGACTGGACGAACATGACGGGCGTATCGTTGGATGGGGTTTCAGTCGGCCTATCATCCGCTAACCCTGCGGTTGCACCAGCTTTCCAAACAACGCAGGCCAATGATCTAATCATCGCGGTCGGTCTTCAGAAGAGCGCGAACGGCTTGGGCGCTGGTGAAGGCTCGGCAATCAATACCAGCGGGCAACTGGGATCGGCTGGAAGCTACTCGATCCTCGCTGGCAGCGGCATCACCAATACTGGTGTGACCGTGGTCACGGGCGGCGTAGTTGGCTCATCCCCGACCACGACCATCGTGCCGGGTGCTGCTGTGTGGACAGTGGACAACGCTGACGCTCCTGCGGCTCAGGTCGCTGCAACGTCCGCGTACAACTACTTCGCTGGACTGCCTGCAACGGTACTCAGCGCATCGTCGGCCAACCTTTCGACTCTGGGCAACTTGGGCGCAAGCCGCTATTCCGCTGGCGTCTACTCTGCTGGTTCCTCGATGGACATCCCAACGAGCATCACGCTGGATGCACAGGGTAACCCGAATGCGACCTTCGTGTTCATCGCTGGTTCAACGACCACACTTGAGAGCGGTGCATCCGTCCTCTTGGCTAACGGTGCCCAAGCTGGCAACGTTATCTGGATCGTGGGTAGTTCCTTCACGCAGGTGGGCGACAACAACACGATGGTCGGTACGATTATCGCTTACACGTCGATCACGCTGGACGGTGGAACCCTCAATGGACGTGCGCTGGCTCGCAACGGATCGGTCACCATCGCCGCAGCCGAGGCCATCAACACGGCAAACGCTACGGGTGCCGCAGGAATGAACATCATCTCCAACGGCAAGCTGGTGGGCTCTGAAGCTCACTACTTGGTCACCTACGAAATTGGGGGCAGCCCAGTCGCAGGTTCCCCGCCAGTCGGCACTGGCGAGGTAATCGGCTTCGCCAACCCACTCGGTTACGAGACTCTCGTAGCTGTGGTCGCCTTGCAACACAGCTAAGTCGCTGGTCAGACTCATCGGGCTCCTCTCGGGGAGCCCGTTTTATTTTGGAAAAACCTCAAAAAATTACGTGGGGTTTAGTATTATAACACATGGTCGGTGTTTACTGCTGGGTAAATGTTGAAAACGGAAAGGTTTACATCGGGTCAACAACCGATGTGATTCGGCGGAAATATCACCACACCCGTCTTTTGAAAGTCCAAAAACACCCCAATGTGCACCTTCAAGCCGCTTGGCTCAGATATGGGGCCAACGCTTTTGAGTTCGAACTTCTAGAACAAGTCGATGATCTTGTATGGCTTCGTGCCCGAGAACAGGCTTGGATCACCCGGCTTCAAGCGTGTGATCGAGAATTCGGTTACAACGTCACCAGTGACGCATGGGCACCCGTAACCTCGCCTGAGACCATCGCCAAGATGAAGAAGGCTTGGATCGCACGAAAGGCTCGTGGGGACTACTACAAATTCACGACGGCGGATACTGTGAAAGGCAAGGCGGCTTCTGGCAAGAAAAACAAGGCTCGCTGGCAAGACCCTAAAATCAGAGCCGAAATGCAAGAAGCACAAAAGGCTGGTTGGACACCCGAGGTCCGAGCCGCACAAGCAAAACGTTTTGAACAACAAATCCTGAAAGACCCTACAATGCTCAGTCGAGGCGGCATCAAAGGCTCCGCTGTGCGTTGGGGAAAGGTGAACTAAAATTTCGGAAAACACGCCCTACTTCGACTCCATCACTTCTGCCCGCGCAATGCTCCTAACCGATGAAGAGGCCCTCGAAGGGCAGACCCTTCTCAGTGCAGAGAGCGACCCCAAGAAGAAAGAGGACCAGAAAATCCTCACCTACATTCAGGAGAATTTCCCAATGTTCCTGAAGATTTTACGTCTTCTGAAGAAGGAGGATCAGGAACTCCTGCTGAGCTACTACCTGCTGAGCAAGACCCAAAACACACTGGCGATCATCCACCGCAGCACGCAGACGGTCTGCTCCTTCCGCATCCGCATGGCGGTCAAGGTGCTATGCGCGTTCATCCTGTATGGGGAGGAGTTCACCGAGGAGAAGATGAAGAACGTGTTGGTGCAGTCGAAACTTGAGAACAGCATCAAGAGCGTGCCCCTGAGCACGATCATTGACCTGTACATCAAAACCCGGAGCTTCCAGCGTGTTGCCGAAATTCACAAGCTCCACCGCCCTGACATCCGCCGTGCGATGAGTCGGTCAAGCAAGCAACTGCTGGAATCCAAAGACCCTGAAGAGAAGGCGTTGGGAGCGTTCATCCATTCTCTCATTGATAAAGCCAACCCAAGCGGCACGGGATTCTCGAAGCGGAAGGTTCAAAAATTGGGGAATATTTACCGAACCGATCCCGCAATCCTTGGGGACTTCCGAGTGAAAATCACAGACCCCGATTTTGACCACATGTTCGTAAGTCGGGCAAATCGGTAGTATTAAACAGTATGGCGATTCGAAAGTGGCACACGACCGAGGTCAAGGACAACGATCTGGAAGACAGACTCAACAGCCTTCAAAGCCAAAGCTACACGATCTTCTCGGTAGTCAAGTCAGGACGTGGCGGCTTCAGCGAGTATTTCATGATCGTCTATTACGAATAAGGAATTACGAATAAGGAGTAGGTATGGATCAACTCACAGTCGATAAAATCATTCAACTTGGCCACGCCGGGAAGACTCAGTATGGCATCGCCACTGGTCTCAAGCTGTCGCAGACCGTGGTCGCTTATGTTCTCAACGAGGATTTACGCGGCACGAAGGCAACCAAGATCACCGAAGCCCTCAACAAGCAAGAAGCCCGTCTTGCCTAAAAAGAAATAGGGTGCGGCTCTAGGCTCGCACCCCGATACTGGTTTTTCCGCGCTCACCAGCAAAACTATCACTTACATTATACCCTATCGGGGCTCGAAAAGGATAGGAATCCGAACTATTTTTAGAGCAGGTCGATGCGAGTATCGGCGTCCACCGCGTGCCAGCCGCCGTTGATGAAGCCCTCGTAGCCCAACCACTGGACCTCCAGCGGAGTCTTGCCATCCCGCTTCTTGCCTACACGGGCAGCGATGATGCGGGTCTCCATTCCGTGCTGGCGGACAACCGCTTTCTTGAGTTTCGTGCTCGTAGCGACCAGCCCATGCTCCGCAGCTTTGACATTGCACCATTAGTTCGTCACCTTTGCTTCGAGTTCTACTTCTGCGTCAAACCTATCGTTGCTGGTAATCTTCGCGGCCTTGGGTGCGGCGGCGTGCTGCGCTCGAATCTGGCGGGCGTACTCGCCAAGAGAAATTCTCAGGATCGGGAGCGCCGTGGGCAGGACCGATGGCTTGTCCATGCACTCGCCGCTGATGACAGTCACGTCATGGGTAGCGGCGGCAACGGGGTCCGCTGGTTTGATAGGCGTGCGCGGCTCTTGCGCGAAGGCTGGAACCGCAAGCATCAGGCTGAAAAGCAATATCCGCATGTCAGTCTCCTAGTTGAGTAAGGAAGCGATTTCGACGTTCTGTTCCTGCCCAAACTGCCGCAGGTTGGCGACGGCGATGCTCAGGGATTTCTTCGGCATCCGTAGTTGGTAGCCGTAGCGACCGTTGGCTTTGAGTTCATCCAGCCGAGCCAATTTCGCGATGTAGGCCGCGTACAGTGCTTCGAACGTGTTGACCTTCTCGATGAACGTCATTTCGCCTCCACTGCGAAGTAAAGGTCACCCCGCTTCGTGAGTTTTCTTGCGGCAACCAGAGCCGACATGACCTGCTCAAATTGTTCGAGGGAGCAGCCATGCGTCATCAGGGCTGCATAAAGAGTTCCAGCAGGCGTACCAAGTTTTCCGCTGGATGCCACAACCGCGATCAACGCATCGCAAATCTCTTTCAGGGCATTCGTTACTTGGGTGCTTGTCATGTCCCTATTATACCCAAAAATGGGTCAGAAACGATAGGAATTTTGGACTATATTTGGTTTGTTTTCAACAGGTTATACGCCGTGGTAGCCTTCGCCGCCTGCGGCGGGAACGGCTTGACGTTTCTCTTCGTAGGGGTCGTAAGTGGTTAAGTCTTTGATGGAGCCTTCTTCGACTATCTTCAGGGAGGAGGTATCGACGATGTGATACCAATCGTCGTTGCCCATCACGGATTCCACTTTGGCACGGGCTGCCTCAATGGTGTCGGCTGTGCCTTGGAAATCACTCCAGCCGCCGCCCGGGTAGTATTCTTCACCTGTGAAGACGAAGAACATTTACATGCCTTCAGCGGGAGCAGTCGTGATCGGTGCGGGACGCGACTTACGCGGCTGTCCAATCGGCTTTACTGCACCGCCGCTCGGACCATTCTCGCCCATCACGTAGCCCATGAAGCGTTCCTTCATGAAACGTGGGTTGGATGCGCGTAGTGTGCTGCACAATCCCTCGGCGATGTTGCGCTTCTCATCGGGACCGACGCTCATGTTCTTGATTGCGTCTGCCAGAGCGATGAAATCCTTCTTGCTCATCGCGGAAAGCTTGTTGCCAGCTTCTTTACCCTGAGCCTGCGGAATTTCCTTCACGAACTTCTCAGCACTTTCGGAGTGCGGTGCGATGGTGTACTTCTGCTTGGTCGGTTCCTGTGCACCAGAACCCTGTTTGTTGCCCTCAGCCTCGCCCTGAGCCTGCGGCATCTTGGCCTTCTGCGGTGCCTTGGGGTTGCCGGATGGGTCACGGTCGGTGCTGAAAGCGTCGGAGCCAGAGGCGGCTTCCTTCTCTGCTTCAGGTTCCGCGTCGTCGGCGGGTTCGGCTGCGGCTTCAGCTTCAGTCTCTTCCTTGGCTTCAAAATCGGGACCTTCGGACTCGGCTACAGCTTCGCCCTTGTCTTCACCAAGCTCAAGTTCGTGCTTGCCTTCGTCGGTAAATGCCTTCTCAGCAGGCGTGGCACCCAAGTCGATACCCAGAGCTTCGGCGGCGATTTCCATCGCGGCTGCCTGCTCATCCAAGCCCTTATAGGCTTGCTGGAGGGCGTCAGCCAGAATATCTGGCTGCTCTTCGGCGATACGGATGAACTTCTTGCCGTACTTTTGGGCGGCTGCAACGCGGATTTTGGCGGGAGCATCCTTGGCGATTCTCGCGAGACCGAGGTTGTGACGGAGGGCTTCCATGCTGTCAGCCTGACGAGCGGTCTTGGCGACAAGCTCGTCGAGGACCTTGGCGAACTTCGCCGGGGACTTCGCTGTTTCACGCATTTTCGCGTATTGAGCCACTTTTTCGGTCTTACGGGCTTCGCGGCGGGCTACAATAGCCTTGCGAACTGCCTCACGGTCTGCCTTCTTTACGTTTGCCATGGTGTTTCCCTCTCTACAATAGGTGTTTGGTAGGCGTGTTTTTCCAAGTATTCTGCGGCTAATCGTTCCATGGTTTATTCTCCAGAGACGGGGGTTTCCTTCATGGCGCGAGCCACGCTGAGTACCAAACCCTGCTTCGTCTTGGTGCCCCATGCCGTCTGCACACGATCTTTGTTCGACGGGTCACGTTTCAGGGAGCCCCACAGCATTTCGATCAGTGGGTGGTTCTCGTACTGATTCTGCACGTCGCGTTGGAGTCCGCCGTCGCCGGGTGCTGCCTGCTTCTCTTCGCTACCCTTACGCTTTGCGGGCGGCTTTGGCTGCTTGGCTTTAGCTGCGGGCTGATCGAGCACGCTCATGGCGGCATCGACCGCCGCGTTGGTGTCTTCCCACCAGAACGGCTCGCTGAGCTTCTGATTGTCCTCATTGTAGACCTGAAGCTCCGCTCCGTCGCCGCCTTCTGTCGCTTGAATCCATAGACGGACGGTGCCCTTCATCGGAATGGCAGGGGCATAGGTGCCCTGTCCGCGAATCTCGGAGCCCACAAGGACATACGGACCCTGATACTGGTCGAACGCCTTGACTGTGCCGCCCAGTGCCTTCGCGATGGCGTGGTGCATCGGCCATGCTTCGGCGTCATCGGCTTCAGACTGGCTCATCTCGCCCGTGGCTTCCTTTTTATTCGGACCAAACGAATCGGCTTCCCGCTTGTGTTCTTTCCACTGTTCGAAATTCAGTTTGGTGTCGCCGTTGGCAACTTCATACTGCCAGTCTTTATGGTCAGTGTCCTCGGACGAACTCGTTGGGCTGAACTTATCCGCTTCTTCTTTGTACATTTTCCAGTCCTCGAAATTAAGCTTCGTGTCGCCATTAGCGACCTCATACTGCCAGTCTTTGTAGTCGGTGTCCTCAGCGGAAGACTGAAGTGGAAGGTCCATCTGATTCGGATCAGGTTCGGCAGGCGGGGCAATCTCGCTGCCCTCGTCCATTTCGAACAGGTTGCCGCCGTACTGCAAGTTGACCTTGTTGCCATTCATCAGTTCTTCAACCATGTCCTCGATCTGGTAACGCTCGTGCCAGTAGACGTTACCGTCTTGGTCGCTCATGAGTTCGCCGGATGTCAGTGCTCCAATGTCCTCGGGGTTGACCATCTCCCAGCCATTGGTGAAGAAGTCCTCCATGAGTTCGAAGATATTCGGCTTGTTAATCATCTCGCCGATACCCTGCACATCGCTGAGCAGGTTGGCGGTGGGCTCCAGCGTGATGCCGTACTTGTTGTAGACGACCTTGACGTTGAACCCCTCGTCTTCGCCAGACGTGGGCTGTTCAGTCGCCGCTACTTTGTCCTCGCTGCTGTGACGAGGTGGGATTCCCTCGTTAGCCAGATCGAGGTCTGACTTTTCGGTGAGACCCAACTGTGCGGGGGTCTTGAGCTTGCCGCCGCGTTGCGGCATTGCGTTGATCTTGTCCGATGCGTCGGATGATTCATGTTCTTGCATGTCCTTCTCCTCAGGATGATACCCGTAAAAGTCCATCCATTCCTTAATGTGTGGCTCATCGCCGCGACCCTTCGCCAGAGCCTCGTCAACCATCGACTGCATGTACGTCTGACCGTCCGTGGTCAATGGGTTCTCAAGGAAAATGTGGCAACCAGAGCAGTGCTCGGGTGCATCGGATTCTTCCTCGAAGAACGGCCCTTTCGGGTAGTTGTCCGAATCATACGAAGCCTCGTCCATCACGTTAGGCGGCGTCTTACCCTCCGCGTCCAGCGTGGCAGCAATTTCTGTCGCACACTTCTCGCACCACACGTCCGCTTGATAGATGTACGTGCCGTCGTTGGAACCACGGATACCACTGTTGGCACCCGGCTCGAACGCTTTCTTTTTCTTTCCAATTACACCAAGACCCCTCAGACGGGTTTTATCGGCTTCGCCGAACTCAGGTGTCTCAATGGGTACATCGGGCTGAGGTATAACTTCTTCGACACCAGCGGCTTCCAACAATTCCACATCGCCGGGATCAATGTAGTCGGCAAGGCCCTGTAATTCCATCAACTCTCCCTGACTGATCCGCTCGGCGCGGAGTTCGCCTCGGAGGTATTCCAAACGACCCTGAATTTCCGATGTCTCCTCCTCATCAAGCCACGCTTTCTTCGCCGAACCAGTCTTGGCGCATGGAGCTTTCGAGGCTTCCTGCATACTCATACCGCAACGCTTGCAGTGACCATCGGTGTCAGTGTCCAGATCGTGAGTGCTGATGTTAGTCAAGCGTGCTCCGTCCGCTTCCTTCTCGATAGAAGCCTCAATCACGTTCTCTGCCTTCGTCGCCAGCGATGACGGGATGGGGAGGGTGGAAGACTCATGGAAATTTTCTTGGCAAGAGTCGTCGCCGTTGTCAATCTGTTCGAGATCAAGATCGCCTTCGTCGCCCATGTGGTGACCTACGTCAACAACCGACCACGTGGCTCCGCACGGCCCACAAACAATCCACCACTGCCCGTGCTCAAAGTACGGATTGCAGTTCTCGTGAATCTCGGTCTCGGGGTGCGTCTGTGCCAACTGTGCTACGCGAGCTTCCATCTCTGGCGTGTTCTGTTCGGTCAGCAATCCCGCACTCACCTTGTTGGGCGTCTCAGTAACACCGCCGCTTGATCTCTCGGTATGACCCTGCTCGGTATAGTTCGGGTCGTCGCCGACAATTTCACGCAGGGCGTTCTCCGCGTCTTCACGATAGTCGTCGATGTCGCTCAGCGAGCCGTCCTCTTCGCGGCGGAAAGCGTACTCAAAATCCATCATGAGCTTGGAGCAGGCGATGTACTTGTCTTCGCCCTTGCCCGTGCGGGTGTAACGCTCGTTGAACACGTCCGCCAGCCCGCCCTCCTTCTTGCCTTCCATGAAATACTCGAAGGCATCTTCGAGAATGCTTGCTGTTTTGCTGGTCATGTGCCACTTCTTTCCGGGAAGTTCGGGTACAACTGTCTTCCGCATTGGTTTCTCGTCTTCGGTCGTTGGTTGCTGACCCGGCAGAGCAACGGCCGTTCCGGGTGGTGGAGCTACTACTGTCTGTGGTGCGGCGGCAGGTGCGGCGGGACGTGCTGCGGGAGCCGCTGCCGCTGGAGCCGCTGTCTTCCTCGCAATAGTCATCGATACAACCTTCTCGCCTTCCTTCATGTACTTTTTCACGGCACGTTCGGCAGAACCGTAGTCCACACCTGAAACCTGCTGTTCACGTTGCTGACCCTTGGGATCACGCAGGAGGACTTTCCATTTACCCGCTACCTTCGGTCCCGCCGTGCCTGATGGGTACAGCTTACCGAGTGTATCATTCCAAACCTTTTCCTTCTGCGGACAATCGATCTTGTGGTGATTCGTGACCGACCCGCAGCACTCTAACGTCTTCAATGATGTCGCAATCTTTGGAGGAGCCCCAGCCGAGCCGCCTTCTTGATAAAATTCTTCACGCCACAGATCGCCTGCTCCGCGCACATCGTCCGACCCGCCCCCACGCCCAGCGAGTTCCGCAGCCTCTTTCGATCCTTGCGTGCGTCCATGAGGCAGGCGTCCAGTGTCACCCGGCGTAATGCTGGGACGAATCGCATCCTGATCGGCGTTCACGAAGTCGTGCCCGATCATGCCTTCTTTTTCAAAGCCGGGGTCAGTCCACTCCGCACCCTCAGTTTCAAACTCTTGAAGCGTCAATTGCTGCCCATCGTCTTTCATGACGGGTTGAGGTGTGTGCCCCTTGGCATACGGGATCATCGCTTCGACCGTGGGCTGAGGCTTCGTTGTGTCCTCACCGAAAGCGTTTGGAATCTCTCCCCACTCGTACCACATCTCCGTATTGTAAACCCACATGTGCTCCGTGGTCTCATCCGTCACATAAATAAACCAGTCCTCGGCGAGCACAACGCGCAATCCGGGAGCCGCGTACTGAGGACCTGCCGCGATAGGCTTAAAGCCGCCCTCACTGGGAAGCTTTTGAAGGGTGGGCTGCTCTTCACCGTCCGCTTTCTTCAGGGTCTCATCAATGGACTCGCCACGACGAGCTTCCATCTTCTTGATTTTATCGCCGTACTTGCTTGCGTTCTTGTTCTCGGGGCAATCACAGCCCTCGCAGATGCAGTTCTTTTTCAGTCTATCGCAACCATCGCAGTATGGCTCCTGTACAGAAGATAAAATCTTGACCGTATTGTCAGCATCACCCGTGCCTTGTTCCAGACGGATGTACTCGATAGTCGCATCGGTGCATGGCTGGCAGTAGCGAGTCTTGTATCCGTAAATCTCAAGCATGTGAGCGGCGGGGTTCGGACATCCGCCCGCCTTGTGACCCAGCGGGCACTCTTCCCACTCACAGGAGCATCGACCGAGGTCAGCCGCCGTGTGCTTGGAGTTGTAATTCCGCAGGGCTTGGAAAGCCTGATCGTAGTTGCGCTTTGCTGCCTGCCACTCGGGAGTAGCCTTGGTAGCGTCAGGCGTCATGCCCGTTGGCCCTTTGGGGAACTTCTTGAGTTCCTTGCTGAAACGATCTACGTCCTGTTCCAGTTTCGTCTGTTCCTCATTGATCGGTCTGTCGGCGTGTCCGTAAGCGGCTTCCTTCGGGTCATTGATACCCTTGACGATGCCGTGCTCCCAGTTCTTGCCGCAGGCGTTACACTTGGCGGTCTCGAAATCCGTGGGCATCAGGCCGTAATCGTCAGAGCCGCAATGGGGGCACTTCGGCTTTTCCGCAGCCGTGCGACAGTTGGAGCAGGAGTTCACGTTGAAAGCAATCTTCGGAGCCGAGCAACGGCAGGTCTGAACGCTACCACACTTGCACACTTGCTTGCGGTGGTGGTTCGAGGCCGTCTTATCGCCTCGTGTCTCACCGTCCAGCAAATCTGCTTTGTTCGGGCAATAGCAGCCGTTCTCATCGTTGCCGCATTGCGGACAATACTCGGATGCGATGCACCCAGCAGCCTTAAACTTGACCTTCTCGGACGAAGCCTTGGCGGGACGTGCCTTCGCCTTTGGCGGCGGTGGGAACATGTGTTGCAACAGGTCCGCAAGCTGGTAGGAGTTGCCCAGTTGAGTCTTGTTCTCGTAAACGAAGTCGCGGAGCAAGCCGCCGATCTTGTCTCGGTACTGCTTCAGGGAATCGAAGCTCAAACCTGTGCGGTGAATCCACTCTTGAGTCAGGTCGCTGATCTTAACGTCGCCACTCTCGGTTTGCTGAGCTTGATCCCAGTAAATCTTGAGCAGGGCGGCGTAATTGGGGGCGGACTTCGGAGTCTCCTTGGTCTTCACCCACGCTTCGAACTTCTCGATAAACTGATTGATGTCGCGGTCGGACTCGGACTGACCGACGCCCGGGGTTGTAGCGTGCTCTTCGGTGTCGAGGATGTTGTAGGTCTCGCCCTCTTCTCCGGGTTGTTCCATGCTCATCTCTTCGGGGCGAATCAAAGCAATCGCGTCCTGCTTCGCGTGATCCTTGGCGTAGTAAATGAACGTGCTCTTGAGGTAGGAACTGACCTGCTCAGCGATGGGCTTCTTCTGGGTTTCCTTGTCGAAGCCTTTGACCTTCTCGGCAAAGTTTTCCAGCAGCTTCTTGCCGTTCTTCTGCGTCCGCTCGAACAGAAGGGAGACGACCGCTCGGTAGATCACCTCATCCTGAATGTCTTGGTCTTGGGTTACGGAGTTGAGAATCGACGAGTAGATTTTGGTGAGGTACTTCGCCCAGTCCATCTTGGGGTCAGTGGGTAACCCCGCCTGCTCGATGAGCGAGTTGACAATCGCGGTCAGGTCTTTGTTGAAGGCAAACTTCAGGAGGGACGCGAAATGCATCCAAGCCCCGGCAATCGGGGAGAAGTTTGCGGGGGTTGAACACGGTCGCCCCTGAAGGTCGGCCAATTTGAAGGCACACTCTCCCGCTATTTTCAGCGTAGACGAAATGCGGTAGGCTTTTCCATCAACACCGTACACGATTTGTCCTGCGTTAAGGCGCACAGTTCACCTCTCGCCGACCCTTGTTCCAAGGGACTCTACCTTGAGCAGCCGACTTCATTTTCTGTATCGTGCTTTCGGAGTGCCTTCTGTCTTTGAACCTAGTACCGAGGTTTGCTATTAGCTGCTCTTTTGAAGTTACACAGGGCATTTCACTAAGGGTTTTGCTGATCTTATCGCAAACATCTTGGGGAACAGTGCGCCCAAACATCGACTTGCTAATCTTGTCACGAACAGCTTGGGGGATGGGCTTTCTGTACTGGTGATGGTTTACCCCGCTCATCTTCCGACGAGTCTCTTCATTGGGGATTAACCCGTCACCCCCCATCGTCAGGTTATAGCCGTTCTCAGGTTTATGGGATTGATGCAGGATAATGAAGAAGGTCTCCATTTTACGGAGTTCTTCCTTGGTCTTGGCTTGGTGCAAGACCTCGACGGTAAAAGCCTCTGCACCGTACTTGCGGATGGCGTTGTGAAAGTAGAATGGACTACCCCTGCGGGCTCTGTACCGATGCTCTTTCCACCGACGATTAACGCTGGAGCCTTCCCACTTGCCGATGTAGACCTTGCCGTTGACCGTATTTGTAATGCGGTAAACAAGCATTGCCAGACTCCAAAGTTAGTCAGTGATCGGATCGTTAGGGTCGCCGCCAGTCTTTTCGTCTTCCTTCAGGACTGACTCAAGGGTCTTCATGTAGTCTTCGTGATCCTCGAACGCCTGAGGATCGTGGGACTGCCCTGCGGCTGAGTCCTTTGCGTCCTTCTGTGCTACCTTGAGGCCTAGACGACCGAGTTCGCCCTTGTAGAGCGAGTTCATTGCTGATGCGTCTGCTGCTGCGATTTTCTTTGCCATTTTAAGCTCCGAAGGGAGGAATACCCCCTGCAAAGGGGGACTGTAGTTGAGTTTCGTTATACTTGCGAAGGTACGCTGTCTCATGACGACCTTCCTTAAACGCTAAACATTACAACAGGCACGACTGGCTCTCCCCCGAACGAGAATGGCGTAATCGTGCCCAGAGTGGTGGGCATAACCCCACCGCCTGTGATTGCATTTGCGGCTGAACCAAATCGGACGGGTGGGACTGGAGACGAGTACGGAAACGACCATTGATTCAGGAGGTTCGCCATCGAAGAGGAATCCTGATGGCTGAACACGGAACCGCCGTTTGAGGCATCGTAACTCCCCCACGCGAACCAGTAAATTCCCGAAGGGAGAGTGACAGGCCCAACCGCAACCTGTTTAGTCCATTGGCTGTGATTTGACGTGTCGAGAAAATTTGCTCCCGCGTCAATCAGTTTCGTATTTCCATCCGCTGAGTAGAGAGCACACGTCATCCAACCGCCAGCACCCGAACCTGTGACCGTGGTAGCCGTGACGTGGGATATGACAAACTCAACTTCGAGAATGACTTGGATTACATTCACGACATTGTTAGTGTGAATGCTTCCGCTAGTCCCAACTGTGCTATAGTCCTGACCGCCAAGAAACCAACCCAGTCCTGCTGTCTGGAACTTTGACCCACCACCTGCCGCCGTTTCCCACGCGGGTACACCTGCAACCACCGTCAATACTTGACCAGAAGTACCGATTGGTAGTCGCTCGGGGCCGAGCACGGCTGGGGAACCAGTCAAGCCCTCGTAGATCATATCCCCAACGGTGGTCATGGGGTTTGCAAAACCTGAACTCGGAACCGTAGCAACGAATTCAGTTCCGTTGAAAGTAAGGACAGCCCCAGTCGGTATTCCTGATGGTGGGGCGGTGATGGTGGTAGCAGTATTCATGGTAACGGCGGCGTTGGCTAGTGCCCGGCCTGCCAACGACCCACCGCCCAATGTAATCGACGAGACAGCGAGAATGTTACCCACAGTAACAGCACCCGGACCAATCGTTGTCCATGAGCTTCCAACGACCCAAACTACGTTAGCAGCTTGAGCACCATTGGCTAGTGTGATCGTTCCAGCAATAGCCTGAGTGATTGTCGAAGCGGTCGCGTAGAATACGAACACAGCGTTCGGACTGCCCTGTGCATCAAGAATGATTGGTGTGCTGATTGCAAGGCTCGATCCACTCTTATAATTGCCCGCATAGTAGGTGCCAGTCGGAGCACCCGCTGAATGCTGGGTGCCCATGTCTGCTGTAGTGAGTGTCTGGATGAAGGTCAAACCTTCGTAATGAGTGATTGCCGTGTTGAGGTCCGTCAAGGCTTGAGATGCGACAGGCGAGATAACTGTCGTAGGCGGTGTCAAAGTCCATGGCGGGGTGCCTGCGGTGATGGTTGTGCCTCCGACATTTCCACCGCTGATGACCGTGCCCGCACCATCCGAGTTCGTGACCGTGGTTCCCAGTACGGCGTAAGTTGCTGCCGTAGCTAATTGCGTGGTGACGGGAGACGAAGGGCCTGAGGGAAGGGACACATCGGACAACGAAGCCAAAGTCGTAGTAGCCCAAGCTCCGTTATTAAAAATGTAAAGCGCGTTTCCGCTGCCCACAGCCCAACCATTTTTCGGTGTGTAGTATTCCCATTCACCGCTTGGAACCGCTGGATTGTCGGTTGACCAGTAGGCGAGATTGTTAGCTTGAGCCGACCACACACCCGTAGGACTGCTTCCAATGATGTAGGAGTCTCCGTTGGCGGGGGACACGGGCGGTGTGTTCAACCCGACGCTGATAACGTTCGACTCAACGAGTGCCTGAAGCCCGCGCAGCAACGCTTCGCCTGCGGTGTAATAGCCGTCACCGAGGGCTGCGCTAACGAATAACTGCGGAATTTTGGGGCCGAAGTGGATGCTCATGGTTTAACCGTCCTCAAGTAAGAATTCGTTAGTCCTCGTTTAGACTACAGTGATGGTCGCGGTAACGGGGGCGAGACCAGCAATCGGGAGACCCAAATCGGCGTTTGTAGCGGTCGCAGGATAGCCATTCATCGTCAGGGTGATGGTGCCTAAAGCCAATCCGCTGCCCCAACTCACCCCCCACTGCTGACCCCATCCGGGTCCAAACACTATATCCAAAATGTATACGCCACTCGGTCCTAAGAGCATCGTATTAAGTCCATTTGTATCCGTTATGACGACTTGTGGTACACCCTCAGTCAACCACAACAAAAATACGGAGTTAGGTACTGGTGAGCCAGCGATGTCATTAACAATGTTAGGATCGGCGACCAGCGACATGAACGGGCTTACAACGTCACCAGTGGGAATGTAGGTGGCAACCAGTGCAAATCCGGGTACAAATAGGGCGCTGACTGGCGACCCCGATAAAAATGCTACAAAAGGCGGGTTGGGCACGTGATGAACGACTTGAACGAAGCCCTGAGGGTCTATGGCTTGAACCAGATATATCAGGTAGCGGTTGTTGGTTCCGTCGAACGCCCACGATTGCACGGTCTGAAGTGACCCGTCCACGTAGATGCTCAGGTCGCGAGCGGGATTGAATGCACCAAGAGGTCCAATCTGCATGAACGGGCCAAAGTACGGCGAGTTCACTACAAGCTGAATTCTATTCGGGTACGGCCCGTTCGTGAGTGCCTGAACTATTTGCACGTGGTTATTTGCCCTCTTCGCTTACGGCTAGTTCTTTTGCGCGGTCCTTAACGTACTTCCAGACCTTTCGAAGTTTTTCCATGTATTCCGGTGATTTCTTTTCCTTCACGTGTTTTCTCTCAGTTTCCTCGTATGGCAAGCCCTGATGCAGATGCGGCTCGCCCTTACGGTGCTTCTCTTCAATACTCTTCTGCTCGCTCTGATAAAGGTTCTGAATCGCTTCTTCCTCACCTTTTGGAGCGGGCTTCGGTGCTGGAGCGGGTGCTGGGGCAGGCTTCGGTTCTTCCTCGGCTGGCTCCGTCGATGGGTGATCGCGGTGCACCACGGGCTCTACCTGATCCTCCAGTTCCTCTTCGTGCATCAGGCGGGCTTCCTCCTGCTCACGCAGGGCTTCGTACAGCTTGTCCTGAACCTCCTTGTCCTTGACCTTCCTGATCTTCTCCAGTTCCTTCTTTTTCTTCATCTCCTCCTGTTTCTCTTGGAGGCGTTCGGGCGTCTTGTCCAGTTCGTCCTTCTTCTCCTGCATCGCCCGCTCGCGGAGAATCTTCACGATGTTGTGTTGGACGGAAGGCAGGATGCGTTCGAACACCGCATGAACGTGTTTGCAGATAACGAAGTTCCCCCGGAGGTCAAGCTGCTCAGAAGGTGCCTGCAATTGCGGTCTAGGCGTCCCTAGCAGCCCATCTCGCTGATGGAGGTTCCACTGGGCACCCCAATACAAGAACGCGGGGCAGGAGCAGCTAATCTGCACATCGAGGTCTTTCGCTTGGCTCGACTCCTGTACCTTTGTCGTGTCAAATTGAACGCGCACATCGTGCCCTGCTGGGTCTGAATCCTCCTTGTTGCACTTCACGTTGTAGTGGAGGAACAGGGCTTTGGGGTTCGAATCGAGCAGCGATGGCGTGCATCCCGGGCGATACTTTTTCGAGAAGGCGTTCGTCTGGCGGACGAGATCAGGCAGTGAAATCGCAGTCTTTACCCCGAATTTCACGTACAGCCTAGATAGGGGAATGGTGACAGTCACGCTCATTTTAGACAGAAGCCCTCATCTGAGAAATTGAAAGTCAGTAGCCTAGCACGGAGTCATATCCCTCTCCGTAAAACACTATCTTCAAACGACTTAGACCGTCCCCGATGTAACCCAGTGAGATGAGGTTACGGACGACCCTCATTTTAACCAGCTTCCTGAACTCGGAAACTGTTTGATTGTCCTTCAGGCGATTGCAGTATTCGCAGGCGGGCAGGAGGTTCCACTCGGCGTTCGGTCCACCTCGGCTGGCGGGCTTTGCATGGTCTACGGTGAGGTCACAAAGCTCGGCGGGAGCGTAACCACAGTACCAGCACCGCCCATCGCACTTGCGAACGGTCCTCCACCACTGGGTTTTGCGGGGCGTGCGGGGCATTACAGGTCTTTAGGCTTGAGACCGAGGCCGAGACGTTTACGCACCACCGGATCAGTGAGGTCCTCGCCGTCTTTGAGACCCATCCGCTCACGGAACTCCGGGTCATCCAGACTGACCTCGGTCGGCTGAGCTTTCTTCCGCTTCTGCTTAATCTCTTCCTGTGTCGGTTTTTGCGGTGTTGATGGGGTTTTTGGTAGGTCGGGCGTGAGCTTGGGATGGGAAAGCTTGAGCAACCTCGCGCACTCGGTGGGGTCAATCGGTCGCGGTTGGGGCTTCTCGATCACTTCTTCGGCGGATTTGTCCTTGACAAAGGCGCTCATACCCAGCGAGGACTGCTTCAGGGTCTTGACGATCTGTCCATTGCGGTACACCGTGAGGCGCTGGGCGGTCGTATCGTGGACGAGAATGTCCCCGGCGTTGACTCGGAAGCTAAATTGAACAAAATTGATCGGACTCTTGGCTACGTAGCTACGTTGCATCCTGCCTCCACTTACTTAAATACTCAATCGCCTTGTAAAATAAGGCCACATCATCTTTGAATGTGCCCAAAATGCGATTACACCGTCCGCACAGTAAATCTCGATTGATGCCCGTAGCGTGGTCGTGGTCTACGGCTAAAAGTATTACTTTTCCTCTTCGGGTTATTGTTTCTGGTTGCCCGCACAAAGCACACAGACCTTTTTGCTTTTCGAATTTTTGATTGTAGCCATCCAGCGACAATCCGAACTTTTTCTTCA